TTATTGATGTTCCGCGAGCAAAAGCCGAACACCTTCAATACTCTTTCCTCGAAGAACTTAAGGACGGAGTCCTGTTCTCTCCTAAATATCAGTCTCGTATGGACTATTTCGAACCTCCACACGTTCTCGTCTTTATGAACACAGATCCGGATACAACACAGTTGTCTGAAGATCGTTACAAGATCATCAAGATCACTTAACCCGTCTTCGGTTCTCGGAAGTACACAATAGAGCGTAAGCGATAATTAAATCCATTCACTCCAATATTGGTTCCCGGGTCCCCATTAGGACTGGACGCCCAACAGACAAAGTAGATTGGGTCATTCGGAACCGGTACCGCATCGTTGGTAAACGTGAAACTACGGCCAAGTTTACACCAACACTGGATGCTCTTCTCTGAGTCCTTGCTGTTAAAGGCGACTGCCGGATTCACAGCCGTAGTAGTCGCAGGTACTAGCATAAACTTTCCCTTCTTCAAAATGACATAGTCATCGGCGTTAATCTGAGCGACGCTCCAACTTAACCCCGTCTTCGCACCACTGTTCGCGTCCCACGCTCGGACATCGGTGTAGTCACGGAAAAACTCGCCTTGATTAGGGTCAACAACCTGACCTTGTTTAGGATGAATGACCGCCCAATTAATGAAAATCCTTTCGGCCTCCAAATTCTGGAACGATGCATTTAACTTAATGCCGGAGATGATACACACGTCTCGAGTCCTTTCGTTAATACCAGCGCCCTTGCCAATAGTGATCAATGACCGAGTGTCCAATTTCTGCAACAAGATGTTACTATTAGTAGGATTGACCGACTCTGTCGTCTTACTAGTAGAGTAATTCCGGGGAACAGCGACTTGACGTCGCGCTTTCGCCTGCCACTTACGTTTGGACATACGTCTAGACTTAGGACGGTACCTGCTAGCCATGTAGCCTGCCCTACGTGAGCGACCACGCATAGTACCACGTAAACCACTCTTAGAGCGGCGCTTACCACCAGCGGCAAAGCCAGCTAGGGCACCTAGAGCAGCGGCACTAAGGACAACCATTATTAAAATGACGCAGGGGTAGCGCAGCCCGAAGGGCGAGCACACCCCGAGGGAACCGTGAAGAATCTCTTAGAGTCTATTTAGGGCTCGGTTTTTCGTTCCGAACAATTAACCTTAGAAACACGATCCGTTAGGGTTAGCTCTGGCTTATATAAAAAAAAGCGGTGAACATGTGCATGTGATCCAAGACTCAGCCCCGCGGCGCCTGAGCGGCTGCCTTCCGAATACGACTCGGTGGCCCGGGGTGGGTAAATCCAGTATTACACCCACCCCTGGGCCGGGCCACCTACCCGGCCCACTCACAAAACAAAATGCCGGGCGCGAAGCACTGGCAATTTACACTCAACAACTACACCGACGATGAACTTGCACTACTCGAGTCCCTTGGTGCAAGTATTGCAGACCCCGACGGAGAGTCTTGTACGGCGAGCTACCTTATCTATGGAAAGGAAGTTAGCGCCTCTGGAACTCCTCATCTGCAGGGTCATGTGTCTCTGTCTGCACGGAAAAGCCTCGCGTTCCTTAAAACACTCATTGCTCCTCGAGCTCATTTCGAGGTGGTACGCTTACTTCAACATCACATTGAGTACTGCAAAAAAGATGGGTCTTATTCAGAGTTTGGCACATCACCTCTCTCTCAAGTTTCCCAAGGTAAACGCAACGACTTTGATCTCTTTCGGGCCACCGTCGCAGGAGGCGTATTCGACACTCCTGAGCTCCGCGAGAAACATCCTGGCATCATGGCCCGATACCCTCACTTCGCCCGCGATGTTAGACGCGATTTGTTCCCGCAGCGTGCGCCCCCCGATCATCCCCTTCGAGCTTGGCAACGCGAAGTTCTGGCGTATGTCGATGGCCCAGTTGATCCCCGAACCGTATTATTCGTTGTTGATTCTGCAGGGAATGCCGGCAAAACGTGGTTTGGAAAACACCTTCGATCCACGCGTGAAAAGGTTCAGATTATCAGGGCAGGGAAGCTAGCTGACATGGCTCTTAACTACAAGTTTGAAACAAAGATTGCTATTATTGATGTTCCGCGAGCAAAAGCCGAACACCTTCAATACTCTTTCCTCGAAGAACTTAAGGACGGAGTCCTGTTCTCTCCTAAATATCAGTCTCGTATGGACTATTTCG